TCGCGTGGGCAATCATGCACGCCCTGTTAAACGAACCGCTGACCGCCGCCAACGGCGGACAAAGCCCGAACATTCTGGAGTTCTACTAAATGAGCAAGCGCAAATACCGTAAAACCACACAGACCACGACCACTGAAAGCCAGCAGGGCGCGGAGGTATTCAGCTTCGGTGATCCGACGCCGGTTTTAGACCGCCGCGAGATTCTGGATTACATAGAGTGCACCGGCAACGGCCGCTGGTATGAGCCACCGGTCAGTTTCGATGGCCTTGCCCGCAGCCTGCGCGCCGCCGTTCATCACAGCTCTCCGATTTACGTAAAGCGTAATATCCTCGCCTCGACATTTATCCCGCATCCATTGCTGAGCCAGCAGGAGTTCAGCAAATTCGCGCTGGACTATCTGGTGTTCGGGAATGCGTACCTGGAACTGATCCGCAACCAGCTCGGCGAACCGTTACGCTTTGAAGCTGTACCGGCTAAATATGTGCGACGCGGAGTGGAAGAGGGGACGTACTGGTTTGTACAAGGCTGGAAGGAACCCCACCAGTTCGCAGCAGGCAGCATCTTCCACCTGATCGAACCTGACATTAATCAGGAAATTTATGGCCTGCCGGAATACCTGAGCGCACTGAACTCTGCCTGGCTCAACGAGGCCGCCACGTTGTTCCGCCGCAAGTATTACCAAAACGGCGCGCACGCCGGCTACATCTTGTATATGACCGACGCCGCCCAGAGCAGCAGTGACATCGATTCAATGCGTAAGGCAATGAGGGACACCAAAGGCCTGGGCAACTTCCGCAACCTGTTCATGTACGCGCCGAACGGCAAGAAAGACGGCATTCAGATCCTGCCGCTGAGTGAAGTCGCCACCAAGGATGATTTCTTCAACATTAAGAAATCCAGCCGTGATGACCTGCTGAGCGCACACCGCGTTCCGCCGCAGATGATGGGGATCATTCCTGATAATGCAGGAGGGTTTGGTGATGTAGAAAAGGCGGCGCAGGTGTTCGTGAGGAACGAACTGACGCCGCTGCAGGAGAGGATGAAAGAGGTTAATCTTCTACTTGATTATTCGGTCATTATGTTTAAATCATTCAATCTTTAGGTTTATTAGATTTTCATTTGTTAGGGTGTGATGTTTTTATGCTGTTACAAATAATGGGTAAGTAATGTTGTTAGTTAAAATTCTTGTTTAGGATGGTCATTGTGAGTGTGAGCGCTTTAATAATTAAGCGCTCTCTAATTATAAAACTGTTTCATAAGCAGCAGTTTTTATATTTCTTCCCACTTCCACATAGACATTTGTCGTTACGGCCAAGCTTGAACTTCAGTGTTTCTTTGATGTTATTAAGATTAGTATTGGAGTGCGGTTTTATTTTCAGTTCTCTGATGGTTTTTTCCATTTCAGGATTTTTATCCCATTTGTCATTGACATGGTACATTTCTGTTATCAAGCCATTCTTGGGGTTAATGATGATACCCGTCCAGCGATCTGTTTTTGCAGAATACTTTCTTAAATCTACATGCTTAGAGAGACGGTCCCTGCGAGCTTCAGATGTTCCTAATAATGTATGAATTGTTATGCCACCATTTTCTTTATCGAGGAAAATGCTAAAATCATGGTTTTTACCATCCTGCAAAGCCGAGTATGATATTTTTGAAACAGCGTTGTCGATTGTATCTAAAAAACGACCGTTTGCTTTTAATAAGACTAGGGCAAGATCAACTAATTTATCATTTTTAGTCTGTTCAATTTTATTAAGTAGATGGCTAATAAAACCTTTTGAATAGCGTTGTAAAATACCACTAGGTGTATCTTCACCCGGGAGGCCAAGTCTTCTCACCATAAATGCAGCATCCAAGTCAGCTGCGATATCATCTTCAAGGTGCATATAGTTAAATTTACTTTCGTCGACCCAAAGATTCTGTTTTAAGTGCATTGATAATAAAACTATCTCAGTGCTTGCAAAAATAGGTTCAATATAATTACTCCGTCTGTCTATATAACTTGTTAGTAGTAATGGACTTTTCAGAAATTCGGTTAAAATATCCAAGAAAAACACATCCATTATAAACGGAGGGTTTAAATTCCCTCTTTTTTCGTATTTTAAGTATTGTCGACACTGAAATGTTAAAGCAGGGTAACTTTCTGATGTAAGACATATAGGGTAGCATTTGCTTGGTTTAACGTCTAAATTAATGATGTCTCCAACTGAATTTTTTAAAACTACATCATCACTCATTAATGCATTTGCACAATCTAATGCTTGATCGTATGCGTTTTGGAAACCTTTCGCAAAATCATCCTTAAGTAGTTCTACTTGCCCTTTTCTTGACGGTATAGTCATACTTTTAGATTTAGCTTGAATAATTAAAAACTTGCTACCGAACTTAACCAATACATCAATTTCACCGATGCCGGTGGCTGCATTTTTAAAAATATTAATATTAGTAAAAACATTGTCTTTCCCGAAGATGTCTACTAGTTTTGAATATGAGAATTCTTCTGTAAACTTCCCTCTGTTTTTAACGGATATATCTGCATAAGTTTTATCAGGCCTCATCCAGAAAATCGGGCTCTCATAAATAGACTGTGCTAGGGATGTTATTTGAAAAATGAAAAATCTATTTTTTACTTTTACAATCGGCCGTGCATTTACAATGTTGAAGTCATCAATGTAATTGAATGTGTTATTACCATCTTCCGTATTTGCACTGAATGCTTTCAAAAAGGATATTATTTTATTTTCCGACAGTTCTGTGATTGAGGTTAATTCTGAAATGGTAATCTCATTGACTTCTAAGTAAGATTTAAATTCTGCTTTTCTATCACCATTTTTAATCATTTTTTGAATGTTTGAGTTTAATGTTTTTGTTATTGCTGAAAATATTAAACATACTTCATTAATGTTGAAGCCCATGTTTTCTTGAAGCCATTCAGCATCGTATTTATACCTTATTTTTGCTAAGTCTACAAACTGGAAGTCAAAAGCTTGCTCTGCACTGTAGAATATATATTCTCGGATGGAGTTTTGCTGAGAAAAAAGATCCTCAAAAGTGGGTTTTGTTTTCTTATTGAATGGTTTTATTTTGAATGAGGGCTTTAGCTCTTCATGTATTTCAAAAAGAATTCTTTCAGAGTTATCAACAAGTAATTTTAAACTAGGTGTTTCAATTGGCGTTGTGTTATATCCATGTTTTAAAATTAGACCTTGAAGCGTTGAAATTTCAGTCCGGATCAATCTTTCTTTGCTATAGAAATGACTCAAATCATCGCTTTTTAATTCTCCGTGAAATCCCACGGTGCAATCTCTCCTAGATAAATATGACAAAACATGAAGCATTCCTTCTTGTCTGCATAATTCCTCTAACTCTTCGAATTTTGAGCTTTCCATAAAGTGAGATACTCCTATCATGTATAGTACGTCATTGAATCATTAAGTTGCTTTCAAAACAGCATATCTTAGAAGGCTCGCGTGTCTTTTTTACAGCCTCTGTCCTCTAAGTATCTACCGCGCTGCTATGATTGAGGATAGGTTCAGTTTGCATTAACTTAGAGTTTAAACTCATTCCTTGCAGCATAATTATCATTTAATGGAAATAATTTTAATAATGCTCACGAGCGCAATGCTATCCCCGCCACGCCTGCCCGCTTTATGGGTCGCTTTTAATGCAGTTGCGTGATCCACTGTGATCCACGCCAGCACTGGTGTCGCGGGGAGAAAAGAGCAGGGCGATCACAATGCAAAATCATGCACTCACTGCACGCAGAGCTATCAAAGTGAGATCGCCCGCGTTCCTGGCTATTCTTCATCGTCGTAAACAGAGAATGGCACTGACGGCGTGTCTTCTTCATCCAGAACGCTATCGGCCATGTCAGAGATCATTTCCATCACCAGCGCATACTCGTCATTTCTGCACTGGGCTGACTGTGTGATGTCAGCCATAAGCCGGATTTTTATCAAAGCCATCTTTAGCTCATGAGAGGATTCCATTACTCACTCCAATGCACTGTTTATTTATACAGTATAATATTATCATTTCTTAACAAATTCCAATAAAAACTGAATGTTACTTTTTAACCAATAGCTTAGATGAATGTTTAAACAGTCCTAATCGTCATAAAATTCTTGCCAGTCCATAAGAGGGGGATGATGGATCACAACATCACCAAAACTCATTTTGGCTCCCCTGGTTAACGCTTCCAGCTCCCATCTTTGAGCTTTGATATCGTATTTAAGCAATTCTTGTTCAATCTGAGGCAATCGCGCCCGTTCTTCAGGCGTTAATCTTGCTGATGGGGCAACATCGCGACCCTTTGTTGGGTCAAAACTTCGCTGCGCCTTGCTGACTCTCGGTGTTTCCTCCCTTAAACGCACCACAATCGCCCTCACGGCGGCTGTGTCTGTCCAGTCAATAACTCGCAGGTTGTCAGAATTAGACGTTGTAAGGTCGCTCCCAGTCTTGCTATCGCGCCTATTTGCAGCCTGTTTCTTTCCACCTAACCCACAGTTATTGACAGGACTCCGAGGCGCGCCGGAGGCGCTTTTTAAGGTCAAAACCTCAACGTCAGCGGCAGAAGAAACGATCCGCCATTGTGTTGTACGGGTTTCATAAACACGGGAGTCGCCGAGATGAGGCGCGAAAATGCCCACAACCTTTTTCACTTCCTCATCGTATGCGTTCAACTCATCAGCAACGCGGCGGGCTACACGCACCGTCTGGTCGTCGCGAGGGACATTTGCGCCGCCTTGAGCCTCCATGTACGCCATAAAATCACCGGCATCAGCAGCTGCGCGTACGGCTTCGACTTCTTCGTCAAAGGTTTCAGTCAGGCTGATGGAACGGATACGGCGACACTCACGGTATGAACCCATCGTTGGAAGACCGATAGGGTGAAACTGCGGGATACGCCAGGTAGCAGCCCAGGCAGTAACAGCGGCAGCGGAGTCTGCCAGCAACTCGCCTGTTTCGTGGTCGCGCTCGCCTTCCAGTGCGTAACCGTCGATGTTCTTTGCAATGTATTTAGCAATATAGCCAGCCGCGCCGCCACGGTTCAGGTGTTTACAGTCAAAGCGGTTTTTAGCTGCGCCGCGTTCGTCCCCGTCTTCTTTCATGGCGTATTTGCGCATGATATCAATCACCCCCTGACGCATAGCGGGCTTGGTGAATAACATCATGTGCCAGTGCGGCGTCGCATCGTGGTGAGGTTCGACAACGCGCATCCCGTAAACAGACAGACCGCTATCCTTGAAGGCGGTGCGCATTTTGCTCCAGATCCCGCACAGATAACGCTGCGCATCTTTCGGGGTATAGGCTTCTTTGTCCCAGGCATGATTTCGCTGAACGCGCTTTTTATCGCCCTTGCCCACCATGCGGGTCGGGTGATATTTGGAAGGCGTGGTGATGGTCAGAAACATCCCGACGTCGCCATTTGCGGCGGCATACTTTTCGGTGCCGGCAATCGTGCTCATTAACTCCATGCGGCGGATTTCAGGATTTGAAATACTCGCCATCACTTTGTCGATCAGACTGAAACGCTCGCCGGTTTCGATGTTTTCCAGGTCGCAGCTTTTCAGGTAGTCGAGATTCGACAGACGGCGCGCACGTACTTCACGGATAGCCTGCTTACTAGCATATGGGGAAGCATCACGGTTCACTTTGCCGATGGCGATCAGCAAAGATTCACGCCAGCGGGTGCGCTGACCTTTGAGCTGACTTAGCCACCATTCAGGATTAACCAAGCGAGACAGGCCAGCTATGGCGGAGACAGTATCAAGCTTGTCCTTGAGGTACCTTGTCCAGTGCATCGGCCTGACATTGAAGGCCTGAGCCATACCCGCGATTTCGCCATAAAGTTCACACTGCGTATCACGATCAAACAGAATCGCGTTATCACCGTGGTATTGAGTTAGCAGCTGTTCGCAACGGTCTTCATAGACGTCTTTGAGTTGTCGCGCGATGTCCTGAGCAAACCTGCGTAGTGGCTTATCAGTCATGCTCGGCAGCCCGTGATAGGTATCTGCCTCTGACATGAATCTCATGGAGGCATCAGCATTCATTGTGTAAGCTGAATTAACTGCATCAACACGCGGCAGGATGCTGCGCCCCAGAGTGTAAATCAGGTATTTGTATGCAGCGATAATCCCCTGGGTATTAAGCAGGTGTGCGTAACGGCCAGTGAAGATTTCACGCAGATCCTTCGATAGACTTTTTACTCTGATTAAAACGGATTGCCCCTGATGGTATTCATCACGGGTAAGCGGTCTCGGTCTTTCTTGAGGCACGATCGGGGTGAGGGGTTTATTCCAGGGGAACGCCCATACGTCGGGCGTTCCAGTGTGAGGATTAAAACTGCTGGTCAGCATTACAGACCATCTTTGATATCAGTGATCAGATAGCCAGCATTAATGCCGGCCAGAATGATCAACGCTATCGAGAGAATTATCATTTGTCCCCTCGATAATGTTTGGCTGTCATCTCAGCAATTTCTTTGCAGTACACGCAAAGCTCAACGCCTGGCAGAGTTGCGCGATGCTCTTCGGGAATGGGACGATCACACTCAATGCAGAACATCGCTGAAACGCCTGCAACAGATGCGCGGGCAGCTTGAATTTGAGACGCGAGAATCAGGTCAGCACGTTCTTGAGCGGCGTCGATTACATCGGCCATCAGTGAAAATCTCCGGCTTCATTTTGAATGCGCGTAGCTTCATCACGCAAAGCTTCGGCGGCTTCGATGCCGGTCATTTCCTTTTTGGTGATGAAACTTGCAATAGCCTCAAGACGGGAAGCAAATACTACAGCACGATTGGCGCGCTCTTCGTTACGCACGCAGTTCAGCATCATTGTGAGTTTAGCGGTGTAATCACCTTCAACTGCTGACGCTATATCGAAACCGGTAACCGGTAAACCAGCCAAGCCGTGACGAGATTTATTGATGATGTTGTTCATAGTGTTTTCCTGTTTTTTAGGCAAAAGAATGCCCGGCGAGTAGACGCCTATTAATTTTGTTGTGGGTTAGTGTTTAATATTTATTTTGCAGTCGTCTTCGCTGATAAATTTAGGCAGTGATTCAGTTAATCCCAGTAAAGAATTCAATGCTGCAACCACTTGATGCCTTTCTGTTGGCGTTAACTCTGCATACTTCATATCAACATGTCGCTGTTTTAAACCAGCATGAAAGCAGATTGTTTTGCGCATATGCAGCGGCTGAGTATCAAATGTCTCCTGCGCTACATTCTTTTTGTGTTCCAGCATCTGTTTAATTTTTGACAGATGTTTCTTGCCAATTTGAATATGTTCTTCATTAACTAAAAACATAATCACCTCAACTAAATATACGTTTTAAGACAGTGTTTCTTTTCTTCTGAGCCTGGCAAATGGGACGCTTTTTGATTACTGGGTTCCATATATTTCCATCAGGCATTTCCAGCCAGCCATGACCAAAATGACGGGACGGACTCTGTTGCTTCAGAAGAGGTGCGATTGAAATAGGCATGATTACAGCAATCCGTTAGTCGTCACGTTCGCGATAGCGCCCACTGCAGACGCCAGAGCCGGTGATGCATGTACTCGGCCTTGTACAACCAGACCGATCAGCGATAAATGTCGGATACCGGCGTTCACGCCTGCCAGAAGTGACATTTTTCTTTGTGAGCTGACAGTTCCGCCCTTTACCGCATCTGCAGCGATTGAACCTACGGCAGCGGTTGCTTGTAGCGCGTAAGTCGAAAGATTAGATGTTGCGATTTCATTGACGGGTACAGAGGGCAAGCAGTTAATTTGTGCCAGCATACCGTCGAGCAATGCAGCGTCTTCGGTGAGATCGGTTATCAACAGAAGTTCCTCGCAAGTGAGTTTGTGAGTTTGTTCCGGATTAAATTTATTGCGCAGGATTTGTGGCTTAGTGCCCATCTGAGCTGCAAGTTCGGTGAGGTTATGACGATTCACAAAAGCCTTGCATGCATCGTCAAAGTGATAGTGTTTGGAAACACGATAATCAAACATTGTTAGTCCCTACTTGTTTGAATATTCTGACTCAAGGCTTTATGTATCGGCACTTGATGGCTTGCTGACGATTCTTCTGACGCCAAGCTTCGAGGTTGATCAGCGCATTGCCATGACGTTCCATCACAAAAGTTTGCATTTGACCTGTTTTTCGATTTTTACGTTGTTGCGTGATCGTAGTTGTAGGAGTTGGTGCAAGCAGGACTACGCCGTTGGCGATCCACTTTTCGAGCACTGCGGAGCTGATGCCGTTAATTTCAGCAAAATTTTTCTTAGAAATTGTTGGGGAGTTAGCGAGGGTTGTCAGTTGCAAACTTATTGAGTTCACGATAGTTGCAGACAGGGCTGACTCTAATGCTGGAAGGAGCTGCGAAACTACTGAGTTTAACAGTTCCTTAGAAACGACTGTCTTATCAACGGGCGCTTGAATTGCATTCTGATCAGACATAAAGCAAAATCTCCTTTTGAGCAGTTTGAGTTCTACTGTGTAACATGTGGTATGTTTTCACTTTAGATCACAAATGTGCTCGTGTAAATCACTTTCGTGCTCGCTTTGGTGAATCTATGCCTGAAACTAAAGACAATGCTGTGCAAATCGTTGAACGTCTTTCCTCATCTTATGGGGTTACTTCGCAACGAGCTTTAGCCAGCTGTCTGGATGTTCCTTCAAATAATGTAAGTGCCTGGGTTCAACGCAAGAGTGTTCCAGGCAATGCAATCATCAAATGTGCACTGGACACTGGGGCTGATTTGAAATGGTTGGTAACCGGTGAGTTTGCATTTTCAAAAAAAGAAGGCCATAAAATCACAAAAAGAGTCACTTCATCTTCGGGTCACGTTCTTCTGCAGAAAATGCTTTCGTCTGGCGGGCGAGCTGTTTTGAACAGAATAATTGAAGCCTATGGTTTCAAGACGCAAAAAGAACTTGGCGAGCATTTGAACATTTCATCAGCAACGATCAGTACTTGGGTCAGAAGAGAATATTTCCCCGGCGACGTAGTGATTACCTGCGCACTGGATACTGGAACGTCACTTGAGTGGTTAGCCACAGGAGAGATGCATACTGAATTACATGATTTATGTGCAATATCAGGAATTCCGACGATATCTAAAAAAATACTTCTTGCTGGAAAACTTGATGATGGCGGCTTTTGCTACCTTGATCAGTCATTTGTCCCTGATGGTGTCAGCTGTGACAACTTGACATACGTACGTGGCGGTAAATCATCTTGGCTGATTGAAATGGGTGTTAATGAGTTATCAAATGGATCATGGCTATTAGATATTGATGGCACATTAGATGTGTACGCAGTTTCTAAAAGACCTGGAAATAGACTGCGTATTATTGGTCAAGATGGGGAGTTTGAGTGTTCTACAAATGAAGTAATCGCTAAAGGATTAGTAGTAGTTATAATAAAAAATGTCATATAGAGAAACAGTCAAAATAGATGTCTTTTGATTGTGTAAATTAAAGTATACAGATGAAGTGTTAATTTTTAAAATATTTATCCATTCTTTATTCCTGACGCAATTTTCGTATTTTACGTATTCATCTCACATTAAAAAATTACCCATTGTGCTTTTTTTAATGGCAGTTTTAAGTATAAATTTAACCGAGAGATATAGATGAATGCTAACTTTGAAATTAAAAATTATTTACTATTCATTCATCAAAGGTAACCTTTGATGAATGAACAAGACCATCCTCTGTTAATGTACCCTTTGCTTTCTCTATTCTTTTTTAATTTATTACTTATATTTTCGGAAAAATCAATAATAAGTATATTTGAGTTGGTTTTAATTTTTGCCAGATGTACTTTGGCTGCAAACTCCCCAAGAACTTTATCCTCTGTCGAAATGGATGTTTTCATTTCTATTGCAGTAGATAAAATGAGCAAATCATTCACGGTATTTTTGATGTTGTTTTTAGCGGTTGTATTTTCTAGGAATTTTATAAACAGATCAAGCGTTATATCACACATTCTCTTATTGAGGCTGTGGCATTTGACATCATTATCAAATAAAAACTCGATCTTCTTTTTGAGGTTTTTTTGTTTATTCTTTTCAAGATGTGAAATGCTTAACTTGAATGCTTCGATATTTTTGTTATTAAGTATAGATGTAATTGATTTATTTCCATATATTCTATACGGCTGAAATTCATTAGAAAAATCTATTATTACACTATCTGTTTTTTTAGCTCCCGTTTTTGCCCATTTTGCGTTACCAACGATCTCAGGATTTAGCTGAGTCATAGAAAGGGAATGTTTGTTTCCATACCTTTCAGGGTCAATCACATAATAGTCAACCGTACCATCTTCTCTTGTATGGAATGTCAAAAACTCTGCGGCAGTTATCGCCGATATTTCTGATGACTGTGCTTTCTTGGAATCCCAGCGACCTGAATAACAATAAGATATTATTTGTGTATCTACGATCATGAAATCACCCCTATTCTGTGGGTTACTGTACTGACTATGACAAATGCTTTTGTAAAAGAAGAAAGTTTCTATACCCGATTAAAATTCCGTTTTCGGCATACTAAGAGGGTACCTGTGAACTTAGTTTGCTAGCGGACTGATTAAACATTCAATACTGATAAACGAGAATCTCTCCACTCTTACGGGAATTCAGTCCATATTAAATTACGATATGAAGCCCAACCTAATATGTATTGACGGATCTCTTTAACACGGGGTGTAGGTTCTACTTGACCGTCCCTGACCTGCAGAGTTGCACCATTTCGTAACAAATAGTCTCTTAAAGCAAACAGATCATCATATGATGCATCATCGCTATATCCTGGATTCAACCACTGAACAAAGACATCGTATCCTTCACGAAAGAAGTAGTCGAAAGTTTTTATAACATCTCCACGATACTGAGTAGAACAAAGAACTATTTGAGGTAAAGTTTCTGGGAGTATTTCTCCGACCTTCATTTCTCTCTCTTCAGGAGAACCACTGATTAGAAAAACGTTTACCGATTGAGCACTATTAAGATAAAGCTGGCGTTCATATTTACCAGTTTTCACCGTACCATCAAATAGTCGATTCCATGTGGTACTTTTTCCAGAATTACGATTTCCAAGTACGGCAATTAACAAACGATCAGACATGAAAAATCCTAGTAAATTGTTTTTTTTATCTTTTCATTTTTTACTAGACCAGTAAACAATTTATTTAAACTTGTTACATAAAATGACTGATAAACTTGCTCCTATGCCTTGTTCAGAAATGGACAAAATTGCAGGATGAGATCATTTTCACAAAAGTGATTGCATGTACTTAGATGACAGCGAGACACATTCAGGAAATTGGACTACCTTTGTATTCTTAATGAGCATTACGTCAATATTTTATAAAACTGTCGGAGAACGCCATAGTGTCGCCAGTTATCATTGTAAGTAATTGATTCTAAAGGCATAGGAAAATATTCGGTCTTTTTTTTTGCCTGTTTTAAAATCAAAAAATTGCAATCCAAACAGTCAATTAGCCGATTTTCACTTACCTTCAGTACCACCAGTTTAGACTTTCTCACTCCACTGTAGCTATGATGTTTGCATACTCTATTTGTATGACCTGACAGGGCGAATTCTATGCTGATTTATAATGTTTTTGGTCGCCACCTTGCTGTTAAAAAGACTTCCGGTGGATGGCAAGTCTTCCGTGCGGATTTGGCAGAGAGAAAGTTCTCAAGACTTTATGACATCATCATTCCTGACGAGATGACCGAAGATGAAATTCCCGGCTGGCTGGGGGATATTTTTCATGAGGCGGCCAGTGAAAGGCATCCGGATGTCAGGCGGATGGAATAACCGGGCACGGCATTGATGAATAGCGCTCTCAGATTTCAGTTTAAAAAAAAAGCCCGCTCGGGGCGGGCTGAAAGGGGTATTGCGAGGGTCTTACACACTATGAAGGACAGTTCACAGTGGACACAGGAGAAGAAACTTAGTCT